ACGTAGAGTTCATCGAACTGCAGAGGAATAGTTACCATTGCCTGACCAGTTGTGAAGAAGCGATAGTAGATACGCTTGATGTCGCTTCCTTCTTTGGTTTGTCCTAGTACCTCTTCGAATTGACGAAGATGGCCGGTTAAGATGAAATCGCAAGGGAGATTCATAAGTTTCTTAATATAGTTAATCATGAACGTCTTCTGCGGTGTATAGTCGCGATTCCACTTTGGTGCTTCACCTGCGTGATCTGCCTTGCCAAGTTGATAGTTCATCACCGCATCTCCCCAGGTACTGGCGCTGTCAAGGGCGTAAGTTCCAAACATATCGAAGTACTTGGTATTAAGTCTGATGTCCACAGTCTTCATCCACTCACCAAAGACCTTAGGATCATAAGGGTCTTCACGCTCCCACTGAGTATCAGCAACAATATCTCCTTTCTCGATCCACTTTCTAAGGCACTTTGTTCCGCCAGGATCAAAGGAGTCAACGTGGACAGGGAATCGACAAGTTGATAGTAAGAAGCTCTTGCCGCTACCACTTTCGCCAGTGACAAGGGCAGAGAAGCGGTGTTGAAGGCTATCACTTTTGTAGTAGTCTTGAACTCGCTTGAGTTCTGCTTTTGCATCATAAGCCATTAGTTATCTCCTTTCTGGTTTCTTGATCCAGTCCTCTATTTTGGTAGCTATTTCTCCCGCTACTATTACACAAACTGCTCCAATCAATAGTCCAGCGAAACCGCTCTCAGCCTTAATAATTAAGAGAAATATTATACCTAATCCACCGAGAACTATGACACAAATTATTCTGATTAAGTGGTGTAAGTCTGACGAGCTCATCTTCATTTACTCACCTCCAATCTCAGTATCTCATCCCTGACATTATCACATCTTTTAAGTGCCTCTTTTGCATACGGAGACTGGTCACCAACTGCCAAAACGAAGGCATCCCTGAATAACTTTAAATCTCTGAGCACCTCTACTTTCTCCTCGTGAGTCATTAGTCAGCTAGTCCTTTCTTCTTCGCAAGCCAATAAGGTATTACTACCTCATAGCCGTTGGAGAGTTTATGATATTCTATCTGTGACACAGGATACCACTCATCATTCTCAGTAGTATCTTTGTCTCCGAATAGTAAAGACAGCTTGCTCTTACTCTCAGCCTTCAGCTCATCATAGTATTCGTGGACATCTTCCTTGCCAGTAGGAATTTCATTTAGAAACTCCTCAATGTCTTTGCTATAGTTACCCATTTACCTCTCCCACTTTAAATTCCTTTTGTTAGTAGTTTTCATTGCTGCTGGGTTCCACAGTCACATTTACTACACTTCATCAGCATTCTCTTTTTCATATAGAGTTTTTAAAACCTTGCCAACAGCATCTGGGATAGACTTTATTAATGTCTTCTTCCAAGTAGTCTGTTCACCACCAGAGATATCAACAAGCTGTCCGATTACCTCCTTTACTGGAATATCATGGCGTAAGGCGAGGGAGCAAAGTCTGCCGATCACCTCGGCTTTAGCCATGATAGATGCGCCTGACTTGCCAAGAGAGCAGAACACCTCGAATGGCTTACCATCGAGTTCGGTTACAGTGATGTATAAGTTACCGTAACCTGTAGGTACTCTAACTGTCTTTGAGTCGAGAGTTTCAGGTCTTGGCTTCATCTCTTCCACTCCAGATCTTTTTTGTTTGTAGTTTCCATTGCCGAAGGATCCCAAAATTCCTGCCGAAAACCAAGAGGGGCTTCATGAGATCGTTGAAGTGGGTTCTGCCAACTGATGCAGAAGTCATGGTAAGGACATCCCCAGTACTCTGTGCAACTAGTGTCATTCATAGGGAATGCCATCATAGTTGCTTCGCTCTCTGAACAGTAAGTAAGTGCATCCATCTCGTGCATTACTTCGCTGTAGAGTACATTAACAGTCCAGAGCCAACTGTTCATCTGATCAGGTGGTTTAAATGCAGGGACACGCAAGAACTCTATGTGATACCCTGCAGGTCGAGCCTTGGAGCCACGTACTAGGTATTCAAAAGCTGTACCGCAGAACTCGACGCCCAAGACTTTCTCAATAGGATACATACAGTACATACAGTGTGTGTAAGTACCGTTTTGGATAGATAGCTGAAAGGCCTCAGACCACTGACGGTTGAAAGATTTTTTGCGTGACTTATGATCCCATGAGAAAATTTTTCCATCTTCCTTACGCTCCAAGACAGAGTCCATGCGGTAGTAGAGGAAGCGATCTTCTGCAATAGGTACTTTGCCAGAAGTTTCGGTTAGTAGCACAGTATTAAGCACTAGATCTTCTTGTCTTTCTTGTGCAAACTTTTCTAGTGCAGTGAGAACAGCCAAAGGAGTTTTGGGAATGTAAAGCTCATCAGTCTCTTCCGGAAACTGCTCACGGTATTTCTTCTCAAATACTTCGTAAGCAGCAAAGTAATCACTGTATCCATTGAGCAGTTGATATTCCCGAGCTGCGTGCCAACACTCACCGAAGTAGAGATCATGCGTAGGTTGGTCAATTACCCAGCCTAGCATATACTGATAAAAAAACTTGCGTCGACACCTTTGGAACGTGTCCAGTTTGGTTGAATCAAGAATCATGTGAGTTGTATGATCTTGCATTAAATTAGTCCTTTCTCCTTTGCTTCTTTTACATCTTTGTTAAAGTTATTAAGGGCTGTTAGCACACTTGGTTCCAGATAAATTTTGTCAGTGCATAAGTGCTCTCTATGATCATTAGCCCTTAGCCAAATGCCTACGCCATCATGACTAGCATAGACTCCATCGCCTAGATATGAATGAGGTATTCCATCTATCATTTCCATAGCTTACTCCTTTATATTGAAGTGAGTTAACAACAGATCTAACTTAAAGTTTATTTCCTCTAATGTCACCTCCTTATTCTGAGAATCAACAACCTTTCCCATGTAGTGTACGAATTCTTCTTTTGAAATAAACTTAATGAACTTGCCACAATCCTCGCAAGAAGCCTTGTAGTGAGGGCCTGATTGTTCTATTACTGCCTTAGACCAACCACAGTGAGGACATTCTTTTTCGACGATAAGCTTGTTCATCAGAACCTCTCCTTCCTAACCAGATGAATGTCGAGGAGATCACCGGTTAGACGAATCACTCTGTCAACATAGATTTTAATAACAGAGCGCTCTACACTGCTGATTATCATGGTAGAGTCCTTTACTTTATCTTGTACTAAAAGCGCTTCCTTTCTCCACTTCCTTAATGTTCTTTCTGTAATCATAGCTACCTCCCTCCAGTTAGTTAAATAATTTAAACATCTTGGTTGTTAAAGACTATGTTACGTTCTACGTACCCTCCTTCTTTAAATAATAAGAGGTTAAGACGATGATGAAGTACGGCAAATGTAGAACATACAATCGAGTTCAGCACATTGAGAGAACAGGGAACTATGAAGTCTGTTGGTTTAGATTGTTTCAAAACTTCGCTCGCTTGTCTGTGCATATCGTTGATGTTGAAGCGATTTAGTCTCCCTTCTGTTATAAATACTAGTTTGCCGTACCTCTCAGCGTCACTAAAGTCATGGGCACTTTTGTTGACTACGAAAACCTTACTTTTCAAAGGGATCACCTCCTGACTTTACCTGCTGTAGGACACCTGCTGGCGCTGAAGATGTACGCTCCTTACGCAAGCTATCCTTTCCACGTCGATCAGGAGGAAATGGTAGGTCTTCAGCAACTTGTTGTTCTGCTGCTGTTAAGTTGATCTGAACTACTGCAGGCGTAGGCTTGTCTGCATCTGTGATATTGTGCAAGTTTTTCTCATCACAGACATGAGGATCAACTGTGTGAATGATAGTTGCCTTGTTCTTCAGTGCCACAGGTCTATGATCCAACTCAGTTCCACATTTAGAACAGTAAATGAACTTAGGCATCTTGTTCCTCCTCTCCCTCAAACTCATGGTCGTAGATTCTGCATCGAATCATCTCCCAAGGTTTTCCTTCAGGTTTAAAGTTAATGATTTCGCAAGTTGGTAGATCAGCGGTGAGTAGGAATGCACTTACTTGCGGAGAAATCTTTGCCGGAACGTAGCCGATCATAACTTCTTTTGTTTCTTCTTCGTTATCTATCAAGTAGTGCAAGCGAACAGCTGTAGGATCGTATTTGTTAGTAGGTTCACTAACCATGCGTAAGATATCTCCACGATGTACTAACTCCATCACAGATCCTATACCATGAAACTTAACACCAGCTACCATGAACTCCCACTTTTTGTCTTCTTTCATCTTAGTTTCCTTTCTTATGAATAGATTATTTCTACAAAAACAGGGAAGCGAGGAACTTTCTTTCCAGAAGTTATGTGTTGATACTTTACCTTAACTCTCATCCCTGGAAGTATTCCTCTCATTTCCCAAAGTGACTCACGTTGCTCGTCAGTGAATCCAGTACCTACGTTGAATAAGTTACCATCACCACTTGCACATATAAGTGCGCCAAGTCTGTTCTTAGGAATACCGTCGATAGATATCTCTTCTTGCGAGCCGACTATGTCATAGACATCTATTTTCTTTGGCTTAAACTTCATCACATAGGTACTTCGCTTGCGTTCGTAAGGTGCGTCGAAGTGGCGGACAATAATACCTTCGTAACCAAGTTCTATCAACTTATCATAAACTCTCATAATTTCATCTAACGATTCACAAAGCCAGAATGGAC